TTAAAATATTACAACCACAGTTCTTAGAAGTTGCAGTTGCTGATATGAATAAAATTATGAAATATAAAAAGTCTGGCGACTTTATCAGTGCCAGACTTAAAGGAACATATAACCCAAGACTTAGTGGGTCATAAATTTATTCTTCTGCGAGTTTCTGAAAATAACTTAGAGCATCATCCTCATCTTCTGTTGTTACAGTTGCAGCAGCAGATAGATTAGATATTTCATCTAGTTCATCAGCAGATGGACGATTTAACCCTTCACTTAGATCTTCTAGATCTTCAGTGTCAACTTTAGGTGTAACTACTTTCTTAGTTCCTAAAACAGCATCCAAACGTCCTTTGAGTTCATCATAAGTTTTAAACTGATCAGGAGCAGTAAACTCACTTAAATCATAGATCTTGTCGTAGATCTTTTCTAGTTCAGCATCATCATCTAGAAGTGCCTCAGTCTTTCCAAACTCTGAGCTATCATAGTTCCAGAATCCAGCGACTTGTTTGATCTTTAACTTGAAGTTAGCACCCTTCCAAAAGTCGAATGGGTTGATTGGTTCTTCATCTTCAAACTCAGGTTGCATTGCAGCAGTGATCTTATCAAAGATCTTCTTACCAAACTTGTATAGTTTGACTTGTCCTTCGTTCTCAGGATTTGCGGAATCTTTTACGATAAAAACATTAGCGTAGTAAGACAACTTACGTTTCTGTTTGCGAGCAATATCTTTATCAGATTCACGACCACTGTTCCAAAGAGTTCTGTTTAATTCCCCTACAGGATCGTTTTTACCAACAGTGGTTAAACTGTTTTCAATATACCAACCACCTGGCCCTTGAAATGCATGACTCCATACTTGAGTCCATGGCAATTCAGCATTGGCATGTGCAGGGAGGAATCGTATAATAGCGAATCCGTTACCCGCTTTATCTACAGATGGTTTCCATAGACGTTCATCAGTATTACTTCCACCTTTTTCGTTGAGTTTCTCAACTTTTTTCATTAATCTCTCTGTGAGAGACCCTGCTTTAGATTGTTTCTTTAATGCAGCAAATGACATTTAGTATTCTCCGTATTTTTGTATTGTTGGATTGTTTGTATTATAACATGTAATGATGTATTAGTCAACAGGAGGTAAATCTGTTTCTAGTTTCGCTAACGTTTCCGATAGAGTTTCAAAAAACTGATTTATATTCTGTTCGTCTTTTAATCCTAGAAACTTTGCAGATTCTACGATTTGTTTTTTCATTTCAAGTGCATCAGAATCTTCCTTCTCTAGTGACAATCTGAACATGAAGTTCTTTTGCTTTTCGAGAAGTTGTCTCATTTTCGCAATATAAAGATGTCCCTCTTCAGTGGTAGGATTTCTCATACCTCTGACAGCGATACCTGTCATAATATCTTCTTGTAACTCCTGTATCTCGGCCATTGCGGCTCTGACAGCTGGAGCTTTGAAAAATTCACTCATTGATAGATCTGATGTTATTACTATTTATCTGTTTTAGATACCCACATAGGTAGGTATATCAGGGTAAATGCACTACCCCAAAAGGCGAGAAAAACGTATAAGTGACTACCTCTGTGTGGTGAAAATGCGAACCCTAAGGCTACAACAATCACCCAAACGTAATCTACTATACCGTGAAAGGTTTGCCACCCATCACCATATTTTTCTATGAGATTATCTCTCTGTTTCGCCGCCCAAGGCGAGACATGCCTCATCATTACAAATCCTTCATTTAGAAACATAATGATGAATCCTATCCAGAATATCATAATAATCCTACAATGGCAATTTAGATCTAGAAGTTCTCTTGAGATAATTTAATTCAGTTGCTTCTGCTTTCAACTTATCTTTTAATGGTTTAGAAATTAATTTACCTACAGATTCAAACTCAATATTTTTTTCTTCACAATAACTAATAATTGCTTCAATATAATTGAGTTCAGTGTTCAAAACTAATTGTTCTACATCTTGTGTAAACTTGTTCTGATCGAGAAATTTCTCTTTTAGTAGTTCATTAACTTCTTTCTCCATACTCTCCGAGTTTGTGTGTGACGAATTCTTTAATATACTTGGTAAGAAGTTTAATATAGTCACGTTTGTTGGTTTTTTCATAAACTTTAACATCTCCGTTTTCACATACCATTAAGGTCACAATCTTTTCTACAGCAATACCTGTCATTTCATAGTACATACAAGCATATGCTGTTTCTTGTACAAAGTAGTTTTCCAACCACTTTTCTGGTTTAACTTTTTTAGATGTTTTGAAGTCTATTATGGCTAATTCGCCATTGTATTCCGCAATGCAATCAACTCTTCCCGCTATCCCGAAGTACTCACTATAAAGTGGTTTTTCAAGACAATGAATATTATTTATATTATCTAAAGATTTCTTTCCTTTTAAGAAAAGAGCCTTGGTTGTAGGTAATATTTCTAAAGAGTTGATATCTTCATTCAAAAGATATTTTTCAACCAGATCATGAAACTTGGTTCCTCTATCAGTAGCAACCTTTGTGATCTTATTAGCTTCCTCCTCACCAATTTTTTTTCGCCATTTTATAAATGTTTGACGATTATAAAAGCTGGTTATAGAAGTAATAGAAGGAGCCTTCTTTCCACTTGGAAGAGTGTAATATCTGACTCCATCTATAGTATTGGCTTCTAACTCAAAATCACCAAGTTTATTCAAGTGGGTAAACATTATAAAGACAAGGCAAGTTTAGTAACCAAATAGTTTCTTACTAGTCCTGATCGAACAATATCATCCAAACCAAATTCAACAACACCAAAATCATCTTCCATGATTTCAATGATACGTTTAAAATCTAAGATGCCATTCTTCTCATTGGATTTTGTAAGATCCGTTTGAGTAGAATCACCACAAAACATTATTTTACAGTTATCTCCTACTCTTGTTATTATACTATCTAATTCGTGAAAATTCAAGTTCTGCATCTCATCTACTAACACAATGCAATTATCGAGTGTTGTTCCCCTGATAAATGATGTGCTCCAGAATGAAATAGTCTCTTGTGCTTTCAAATTACCGTATAACATTTCAAAGTCATTATCTGATGGCATTTCAAACATATACTTTACCATATTCTTATATGGAATCTGGTAGAGTGATGACTTATCCTCATGGTCGCCTGGCAAGAAACCAATCTCTCTTGTGGAAACCAATGACCTAACAATATACACCTTATCATATGGTGTCATTTCGTCAAGCACATCTTTGAGTGCGAGATACAAACTTATAAATGTCTTACCTGTACCAGCACAACCATATGCAAACATGTTCTTGCCTTTTGCATAATTATCAAAAAGTATCTTTTGATTATCTGTGATAGGTTCAATATCAACCAACATACCATTGTTGATTGGTCTCTTTCTACGCATTTGTTTAGCTGTCATCCCTGCACCTACAGTGCTGTTCGTATTCCTTCTTTTTTTAGTTGACATACTTAAACGATACCTCTGTTAGCTAAACGACCCTGTATTCCACCAGCCTTTTCAGATTTCTTTAGAATCTCACCCCAGCCTGGATGTTTATTGGTGAGTTTATCTTTCCACTCTCCAACTTCTCCTACGCCTGGAACTGTTGATGGATCTGAATAATCTCTATCCCATTCGGGATTATCAGTTTTCCATTGATCCCAATCATGAATACTCATTACAACTTCTTTCTGTTCACCAGTTGTTTTGTTGACTACAGGGTATGTTGCCATTAAGTTTCCTCTCCGTGAAGTTCTTTTTTGATTTGTTTTTGAATTTCGACCACCCCATTTCTCCATTCTAATGCTTCAGAAACTATTGGAAACTGTTCTATGAATACAGTTTTACATGCTTGTGCAATGTCCATGTGTTCCTTCTGAGTACCATGAGCGGATCTCAGTTCGATATAATGAATCCATGATCTACAAGAACCTGTCATATAGATTCTTGTGGGTGTACAGAGTGGTAGAACCATTCTGGCACATTCCTTTGCGACACCTTCTTCTAACATTTGTTGATACAAGGCA